TCTCAGATTATTGGGGTAAAGAGGTTGATTTTACTTTTTGTTTGGCAGCTGATTACCCATCAGGTCATGACAGTATACCTCACCACTCTGACACGGTGCCTACGCTAGATGACTTAGTTGTTTCTATATCTTTTGGAGCTACTCGATTACTAGAGTGGAGAGAGTACGGCAGAGAAATAAAAGAAGAATCCAATACCAGCAAGGTTCTTACGTATCAACAAGGGTCAAAGGTGCCTTACACCACTAATAGGTACATACTGGAATACGGTGACGTGATGATTTTCAATGGGCACTCTCAAATGAACAGTACCCATGCTGTCCCTAAATGTAAACGAGTGGGGAGGAGAGTTAACCTAACTTTCAGGTCAGGTCTTTAGTTACTCATATAGTTTTTACAAAGTAAGGGGGGCAACCCTCGCACTGAAACCTAAGTACCTTCTCACCGTCTTCATCTGTTACGATTAATAACTCATCAGGTACGTTGGTACTTGGTGCGAAGATAGTTAAAACCTCTTCTTCAACACCGTTAGCATAGAGGTCAAACTCCCATTCTTCCATAGCCTCACAGTAGTCACGGTCTGGCTGAACGTTATTCTCACTCAGTTCGCTATAGCCTGTGACAAAAAGTTTTTTACTTCCTAAATGCTTGACCATCTCAGGGTAATGAGGTTCATCACCTGTTACTTCAAACCACTTCATCAGTCTAGTAGTTTCATATATGCGGAAGGTTCATTTACTCTGAACCACGTTAAACACTCATTCATTAACTTATAGTCTTTTAAAGCTTCAGCACCTTTAACACCGTCGTAGACGGCTACGGCATCTGGCTGTAAAAGTACTTTTTCACCAGAAAAGGGGTTAACAACTTCTACGGGTTCTTTATCGTAGACTACTAAGCCTTCGGGTAGTTTTCTATCGGACATACTTTTCTCCGTACATGTTTTACAAGGAAAGGCGATGATGGGTATTGTAACCCCCTCGGTGCAGACACTGCTAACACCCTTGCCACCGCAGGTAGGGCATTTCTTTCTATCGGACATATTATTCTCCATTTATTAAACAATCGTCGCTAGTTTTCACCTAGCTTATATTTAGTATAGCTATGACTACGTGACTCTAAAGCCTTATAGTTACAGTTGTTTACCTATGTTGCAGGAGGTGCAAGGCACTGTTTTGCCTTCCCACGCCCCACTTTTCTCGTCTTTACGCACTTCGACTGTATAGCCTTTGTCGTAACACTTTTCACATACTCCGCTAGTACTCATTGAACTCTCGTTCTAGCTGCAGTTGTTCTGCGTACTCTGCTCCAAATAACTGTCGGTCTTCACGAAAAGTTTCTACGTCCGCTACCCCTTGGTTGAACTCAGCGTTATCAGATCTCGGGTTGAAGTGGTGACACTTCATGTGAGCTACACCTTGACCGCCTGAGTGCCAGACCACCTCTTCATTACGCTGAGTAGTTTTCCCACATACCCTACATTTGCCTGCGTACTTGGCATATATTACTTTAGTCATCAAAATCTCCTTTTCCTTGCATTAACATTATAACTTCTTGATCGGTATCTTGCCTCTTTATTATCAGGTACTTACCCCATCGATAAAGTAACATGTCATCATCTGAGTGCAGTAGTTCCCAACTGTACCTAGCTTCTTTGGCATACCCTGGGATTTCCCCTCCAGTATGTATAGCCCAGCCGTTGCTGGCACCTACCCAAGCCATTAGGTAGTACCTACTGTTTTCTTAAGGGCTCGGTAGGCAAACCTACCGCTCTTGGGGTTTTGGAATATGGTTGGGTGACGCTCTTTACTTCCGTCGGCAAGTTCTACCTCACGTTGGGAAGGTTGCGAATCACGCCAGTTTATCCCACCTTTCTTGAGGGATTTCCTCAACAATTTAGCTTTTTTACTGTTCATATATTCTCCTTTTTTAAACAAATAGGTTTTAGAACCTATACTACTATTATACTTATGACTAAGTGACTCTAAAGCCTTTAAGTAGCAGTTGTAAGGTGACCGTTCATAACGTCTACCAATTTCTTGATACCGTATAATGAGTAACGATCAATTACTGGGATAGTAAACTTAAGGTATTCACTAAGGGCACTCGCTAAAGAGCAACCGTTCATTGATAAACATATGAATATATCCCGTTGTTGAAACGAGGCTCCTTCATACACGTCACCATAACCCAACTCAATAATATTATAACCACTATCGGGTAGGTCATTGAGGTGTACAGAGCTGTACACAGTTTTCCAATTATCAGGTAAAGACTCATACACCATATCTTGGTCTTCGATACTTTCAGCATTTTCACTAAAAAACCAACTAAGTTCGGTATGACAATCCATAAGTAGATCTTCTACGATGTCTACCACTCTGTCTTGTTCCTTACCTTTAGAGATAATTCCTTTAATGTCCTTGCTGACATATTCTTTAGGTATTATATCCCACCCATCTTTGACTTTATACTTTGAAGTTTTTTGATTCATCTCCAGTCACCGTTATTATATAGATCAACCGTAGCGTAAAGATCAGGGCTTGAACCCATATCTTCAACAGTAGTTATTGACTCTTGAACTACAAATTTGTAATCACCCCAGACATAAACATGAATATCTAAGTTACATACTTGACCCATACCGTAATGTACTTTACCCCCACTTACAAAAAGCGTAGGCGAACATTCACGTAATGTGAATAACGCCACGCCACCATCTAGACCAGTTAATCTACCACCATTAGCCCGTAGGTTTTTGACAACATCTTTTAGATCTCTGTTCATTATTTCTTCCCAATCCATACATTTTCCTTTTAGTTAAACAACGTAGGTTATTTATTACAACCTACTTTACTATTATACCTACGAGTACGTGACTGGCTAGTAATAGTATATGAGTTGTAACCTCTTTACAAAGTTAGTAAGTACTTACTTACTTGATGATTGTCGGAGTTACTCAATATATAGTTAGTGATCACTATCACTGGAGGTCGCGAATATGCGTTGATTAGTTAATGGGTTTGGGGTATTGGTATATAGGGTTAAATAAAAAGAAAAATAAAAATGTAAAAAAGGGATGAGTTAGCCAATAGCCCAATAGTATTTAGTACTGTTTGTTGTAGTGTATAGAGCTGTGATTATATTGAGTAGTCTTATTACCTGAGTATTGGTGATTTGTAGGTAATACTTGAGTATATAATTGGTAAATATGCACATTGATGACGTGTGTTGTAATTCAGAGGGTTTACTTTAGAACAGTGGTACTTATATAATAGATAACTGGTATTGAACTAGGTTAACCTTGTCAGACAGGGAAACAGGAGAAAAGATACAGATGGCTAGAACAAAAGGATCAGGAACTATGACCCCTCAACAAGAGAAGTTCGCACAGAACGTTGCTAAAGGTATGAACAAAACCGAAGCTGCCAAGGCAGCAGGTTATTCGGAGAAGAATGCCACTAGGGCTGGGTCTATGCTTGCCAGTAACAGTAACCCAAAGGTGATGGACAGAATCACACAGCTCCAAGAGATGGGTGCCCTCAAAGCTGGGTTGAACTTGTCTACTCACTTGGTAGACTTGAAGGATATAAGGGACGGGGCAATGCGGAATGGTGCTTGGTCGGCAGCAGTTACAGCAGAAGTCAGTCGTGGCAAGGCAGCAGGTCTCTACGTCACAAGGTCTGAGTTGACAGTCAATAAGGTTGAGGCAATGTCCAAACATGACATCATTGCCAGAATGGAAGAGCTTAGTCTGAATACCGCTGGCATTCTGCCCTCGGCTGATGTGATAGACGTAGAAAGCGAATTACTCGAGGATGAGACACAGTCCACCCTTGGTACACAACAATCGCAGAACCAATCGAGGTGAGAAGCGGAGGTTCTACAACCCCCGCCCTCTAGAATCTAGCCTTCTTCGTGATGATGACTAAGCACAGGACCAGCGACGAGTTCTAAATAACCCATATCGACAAGATCGTACTTTAAGTCAGACCATGAAAAGAAGGTAGAGTCAGCACATTCCCGTAAAGTTTTACCATCGGCAAAACCCATACGTTCATTATGCTTACCAGCCTGAGCTTTTTCAAGACGCCAAGTAATCGCGACCGTATGATCGAGATACTCTGACATTTGCTGTTGAAACGCAGAACCTTTACCGCCTTTCTTGCGATTAGCCTGAGTGGCCAACACATTAAGGGCAGATTCTAGTTGAGAATCACCAGCTACGGCGAGTCCAACTAAAGCTTGAGCTTCTTCAACACTAGGTTGATCTACTACTTTTTCTTTTGACATAACATTTTCCTATTACATTTTATTAAAACCCTAGCACTAAGACTAGGAACATAAGCAAACATAAACTCGTTTACTTACTATATATGATACGCCTGATTACGTGAAAGTAAAGGGTTATTTACTAGTGAATAAACACTTGCCAGTTTAAAGAATTGGTCTTCTTGCCACTTGCCAAAAGGACGAAAGAGTATATACTACTACAATGCACAATGCCTATAACCCTATACCCTATACCATTCTAGATTGTGGGGGACGGAATCCTTGTTTGCTGCCCAGGGGTGGACCTTCGGAATTCCACCGAATCAGTCAATGATTGACTCTATTCTTTAGCTTCTAGGATCTTGCAGATAACCGCGAGCGATATCATATGAGATATCAGCGTAGCGATAAGAACCATGATGACCGTTAGGAACGGTTTTCATAGCTTCTGCAACAGTCATCCCGTCAGCAAGTTCCACACGATCAGCTATATAACCAGCTTTGGCAGTCTTGGCTGTACGTACGAGTACGTGATCAGCTTTGAAGCCTCTAGCATTAGCGGTCTTGGTATTAACACGAGTGAACACATCTAGTGCTTTCACTGCGTCAGTATCATTACCGATAGCATCGCGTAGGATTTGTAAAGCGTCAACTCTATTGAGCTGGGCTTTTACTTTCACTGTCTTCTTAGACATAGCATTTTCCTATACTTTATTAACACAACCACATTACGTGGCACCTAAGCAAGTAGCTATATAACTAACTACTTACTTACCCCTTTACTATACTCTTTTACTTTAGAAAGTAAAGGGCTATTTTTAACCCCAGCTATAGCCTTAGTTACTAGGTTATATAAACGTACTAATTAACTACTACTAAGTACTAAACCGCTATATAAG